CGCAGATGAAATAGTGGAGTGGTATTGATATGGGACTTATAAATGGTAAGGTATGGGGTAATACAAGCGCACTCATTCAGAATTCGTTCGTAGAATTTCATCGGATTAACGCAAAAGCAGGTTATCGTTGTTCGGAGCATAAACATGCACACAAGTGGAACGCTTTCTATGTCATTTCTGGAGAACTTGAAATTCATGTACGAAAGAATGATTATGATCTCACCGACGTCACTGTTCTCAGAGCAGGCGACTTTACTACTGTTTCTCCTGGCGAATATCATTGGTTCAACTGCACCGTCGATTGCGCTGCGGTAGAACTGTATTATCCAGAAGGCATCAGTGAAGATATTCAGCGCAAGAGCGTTGGCGGCGCAAATGTAACGAAAAAGTCACCTTGCGTTTCTATTTGTAAACTCGATGAAGTGACTGGTAAGTGCGTTGGTTGTGGTCGCACTATTGAAGATATTCAAGACTATGGTAACAAGTATCATACTCTCAGAGGTACTGTAACAAAATATGTTATTCAGGATGAGCTGGTTGCAGAAGCAGTAGCAGCAGTTGATAAGGAACGTGGTAAATGAACGAACTCTCTAGTCTTATGTCCTCAAATACTTTCGTGAGTTTGGTTGAAAAGCGAGTTCAGTCACTTGGTATGGGATACCTTGAAGCTATCACCGATGTCTGTGAAACTACTGGGCTTGAGTTTGAAAACGTATCCAAACTTATGACGCCAACTATGCGTAAGCTGTTGCAATCAGAAGCACTTCAACTCAATTTACTAAAACGAACAGGATCTCGGTTGCCAATCTAATGGAAGGCATGAAAGCATATCAGCGTTATCAAGCACTGAGATTACATTTCACATCCGATTACGATTTCATCAAGTATGGCGGCAAGATTCGGCAGATATCCGTCGAATCGTTCATGAAGCGAAAAGATACTTTTTTCTTTCAGCGATTGGAGCGGCGATACAAAGATGAAGAACTCACTGAATACTTTGTTGCCAATTTCGTCTCGCGTTCTGGTATCAAATGGATCGGTGAACTATCTGGTATTGAGTCTGAGAAGGTTTATGCTGCATGGCGTAAACGTATTGAATCATTCTCATATCAGTTAAAGCAAGAACTCATGGATATCGAATGCGATAGTCTTGAAGAACTACTGACACCAAAGAATGGAAGTCACCCTCCACTTCTTCGGTTATATCTGGGAAACAAGATTTCTATTGAAACGGTTCTTGCTTTTGATATCGCTCTTGACGTTCTTAAACTATGGGATGCCAAGATCGAAGACGAGATTGTTTGGTCTGACATATCTCGGCAACTTCACAAATACAAACCGTTCCTAAATGTTGACAAAGCCAACATAAAAAAAGTGATGAGGAGTGTATTTAAGTCTTGACTAATGCATCAATTTTCGATAACAAAAAAGTGATGAAGGAGTGTAATTAAGTCTTGACATTAGCAGTCAAAACGAATAATATATACTCATACGTTATGAATCATGTGGATAAGACGAAACACAAACTATACGGAGAATACAAATGAATGAATCTTTCTCAGCCCTCAAGCGGTCCCGCACCTCTTCCCTTGACAAGTTGTCTCAGGAACTCAACAAACTGGCGAATCCACAAGCGCAGTCATCTTCGGGTGATGATCGCTTCTGGCAACCAGAAGTTGATAAGGCAGGTAATGGTTATGCCGTTATTCGCTTTCTTCCTGCGGCACAGAACGAAGAACTCCCTTGGGTCCGCATCTGGAATCATGGTTTCCAGGGTCCAGGAGGCTGGTACATCGAGAACTCTCTTACGACTTTGAATCAGCAAGATCCCGTTGCTGAAATGAACTCAAAGCTGTGGAACTCAGGCAACGATAAGGATAAGGAAATTGTTCGCGCGCGCAAGCGTCGGCTAACTTATATTGCAAATATCCTTGTCGTAAAGGATCCTTCTCATCCAGAAAACGAAGGTAAGGTATTCCTTTACAAGTTCGGTAAGAAGATTTTCGATAAGATTAATGAAAAGATGAATCCTCAGTTCGAAGATGAAACGCCAATGAATCCCTTTGATTTTTGGGAAGGCGCTAACTTCAAGCTAAAGATTCGCAAGGTTGAAGGTTATCGTAACTATGATAAAAGCGAGTTTGAAGATGCTTCAGAAATTGCTGAAGACGAATCAGACATTGAGGCAATCTGGAAGAAGCAGCATTCGCTTCAGGCATTCCTTGCGCCAAGCAACTTCAAGTCTTATGATGAACTGAAGAAGCGTTTGGATAAGGTATTGAATGGATCTGCTGCCGCGCCTAGTCGTGACAGTGAAGATGAAGGCTTTGAACCAGCACCTCGTGCTTCAGCTGCACCTTCCGTTGGTAAAACTGCACCAGCTCCAAAGCGTGCTTCAAATGATGATGATTTGTCGTTCTTTGAAAAGCTGGCAGAAGATGATGATTAATCGTGGGCTTTCCTTTCCTTTCACCTACGATTAAACTGGAGGGGAGCAGAAATGTTCCCCTCTTTTTTTATGCTGATGCCGTTGGTGCTGCAGCGCGTTGATTTGTACACCATTTAATAAAATCACCAATGCCCTGACCGCCAAGTTCGTTTGCTGTTGGTAGAGCAGATATAGGACCAGTTGGATGATTTGGCAGATCGTCACTATATTCTTCAGACTGATTATTATTATATACTTCAGGTTGCATATTCTGCATCTGCATTTGCATCATATTGAAATTCATAGAATCAGTTTGACGCGATTGATATTCAAGACCAGATCCTTTTAGATCTGGTTCAGCTGGACCACCTCTACCGCCAGCTGCTGGTCCTTGTCTTATGTTAACGGTTTCTGTTGTGTCTCTACCCTTAATCCAGCTCATAGGATTCAATGCGCTTCTTTGCGTTTGGCTTTCGAATGAAAAATTAGTAGCATTATCATCACCAACACCATAATCTGGAGATTTTACGTTTCTATACCACCAAGCAGAACCCTTTCCTTTATTCTTTTTTCCTTCTTCAGTAGCCAAATATTTTCTATATTCATCAATCAATTCTTGATTTTTATTAATACGTTCTACAAGTTGTAGATCTGTCAACAGTTCAGCACCAGGAATCAATCCAGTTTCTGTTCGTTCTCTATTACCGCCAAGTCTTCTAGCAGATGCTATTCGCGCGTTTCGAATCTCTTCTAGTTCTTCTGTGCTAACTTGTTTTTCTTTTGCTACTTTGTAAACTTCATCTTTAAGTGCTTCGAAGAAATCTTCACCCTTAACAACTTTTCTGCCTAATGATCTTCCGAGAATACCACCAGCTTCGGCTCCAGCAAGACCGCCAATCAAAGAGCCCACAACAGGAACAGGAATAAGATTACCAACCATAGCACCAACATTAGCACCAAGATATGTTCCTAAAGCATCAAAGATAGAAATATAAAAATCCTTTCTAGTGTCTTCGATTTCTTTATCATTTCTTTGATCTGGCGGTCGACTCATCGCTTCATAATGTCGCATAAATGCACTGGAAACAGTTGCAACAGCCATTACCGCCCCAAGACCGCTCATAACTTTATTGGCGATGCCACCATCAAAACCTAAAACGCCTTTGGCTATTTTAAGAGTATTTTCCGTTGCAGCCTTGAAAGCAGCTTTTACCTTTGGCGTCATCTTTTGTGGTGTTCCAGGAGCAACTGCTGGTGGTGTTCTGCCAGGAACGTTTGTTGTGACGTTACCGTATCCAGGTCCAGTTAGTCCGAATCTACCTGTTCCAGTTCCAGAAAGACTACCTATATTTTTCCCAGAAACTCCCGTTTTAGACGGCTCCCACGCCATAGAAACTCTGGCAGTGGGTTTTCCAGGAATTTCTAGATTGATTGGAGGCGCGTTACGAGGAACTCTTTGCGGCTTTCCTGGTGGTTTTGGTTTATTTGGTTCTTGTGTTGGTGTTCTTGTTTGTTGTGCTGTTCTTGTTTGTTGTGGCGTTCTTGGTGTTGTTGTTCTTGGTTTATTTGGTTCTTGTGTTGGTGTTCTTGTTTGTGGTGGCGTTTTTGGTTTTGGTTTTCTAGTATCAGGAATAACAGGAGGAATAACAGGAGGACCGCTGGGAAGATCAATTCCTTTCCCCGCTACTCCAGGACCGAAAGGTTCTGCTTCACCGCCGATGCCGCCGCCAGCAAAATCAAATGATATTGCTTTCAATGCCGCTAGAAAATCATTTCTACTGGATTCAATTTCTTTACGAAGATAGGTAAACTTAAATCTAATATTCTTTTCTAGATTTGTTAGATCACGGATTACAGCTTTGAATCCGTCTACAGTTTTTTCTGAAGACTTTCTCAGATCTGCAAATGAATCATTAGTTTTGCTTAGAAAAGAAGAAAAATCAGATATAGCAAGTTTCAGCATATCACTAGATACTTTAACTACATTATCATTAGCTGCTGCAGCAAATACGCTTGGTCTAATGTAATTATCATTAGAAGCAATAGTTGGTAATGCCATCTTAGAATGCCCTTGCGAATGCGCCGAAGAATGAAGTGGCGACTATTGGAAATTGATTGAGATTGCCGCCATCCACAGTTCTTGCTCTTGTTATTGTTTTTGTGTTGTTTATTATAATAGGTTTAACCCCTCCCATCGCAGGCATTCCAGCGCCCATCATAAAACCAAACATTTGTGCTAAACCAAACAAGGGAGAACCAACAAACGGATTCATTTGCATTGTAGGAATACCAGCTGTAGCAGATTGTGATGCTACCTGACCTCCAGGACCAGGAACTGCTAGTGTGTTTCCTGGACCAGCAATTGGTTCTGTTGCACGAGCTCCTTCTTCTGCTGGAACGGTTGCTGCAGAACCACTAATCATACCAAGAGGATCAACTGGTGATCCATTTTTACGAATTTCGAAGTGTAGATGCGGACCAGTTGACATACCAGTGCTACCAACGAGACCAATAACCTGCCCTTGTTTTACTGGTTGACCAACAGAAGTTCTAAATGTATGTAAGTGGGCATACCGTGAGGTTGTTCCATCTGAATGCTGCACTTCTACCATATTACCATAACCACCAGCAACACCTGCACGAACAACAGTACCGTCTGCTGTCGCTTTTACTGGAGTTCCTGTTGGTGCAGCATAGTCGACG